ATTCACCGTGCCGGTGCCGGACCCTGTGAACGATCCGAAGCTCGCGATGGTGTCCGCGAGCGGGATCGTATTCGGGACCACGAGGTTGGAGCCGCTGACCGTCTCACCCACCGCGACAGTGCCGTTGGTGACCGAGTTGATGGCCATCACGGCACTGTTCTGGATGACTGACGCACTCACCACAGCAGCCTGATCAAGCAGAGCAAACTCAGGGTAGCGTGCGAGGAATGCTTGTGGGTTGAACACAACGACGGTCATGACGGCTCCTACTCAGGCTCTTCCTCATCACTCAGCTTCTTCACCTTGTTGTCTTTGGAGTTCGGGTCCAACTGCTCGGTCCCGTGCTTCTCGATCTCGTTGCTGCGGGCGTGCGCGGCCCCATCGGTCTTGTTCTTGTGCGCGTAGATCAGTTCCTTGTCGAGGAGGTCGAATTTCTTCTTGCCCCCATCGGTCATGCGCTTGACCCACTCCAGCCAGAAATCCTCTGCCACGAGCGTCATGCTCGCCCCGAAGACAACGTCCTCTTCGGGGATGGGCTTGAACTTGCGGTGAGGATTCGGCTGAAGGTAGTGAGCACTTCCGCGAAGATGCACGCGCTTCTGGTCCACCTGTAGGGTGTGACCATTCCACAGCTTGCAGTAGACGATGACGGAAGGAGTGGCCATGGTGGCTCCCTAGATGCCCGAAAGAGTGACGATGGCAGCGGGGACTTTGATGATCGCGCCCCAGGTGCCCCCGGACTTCTTCTGGTGGGTGGACGAGGTCTTGCGCACGATGGCGTGCGAGCGAGACTTCTCGGTGAATGCGCAGAAGCCGGTCTTCTGGCCCTGCACGCTGGGTGCGATCAACTGCGCAGTGTTCACGCCGGTCGAGAGCGTATATTGCACAGCCGTGAGGATCTGGAGCTTGGGGAAGGCCTCCTTGAGGAACTGCTTGACGGTCGCGGTGCCGAACGTGTTCAGCATCGGGGTCAAGAGGAATGGCTGCTTGCTGGGCGGCAGGCAAAGCTTCAGTTCATCCTCCATCTCGATGTTGCCATCAAGCTGAAGCTGGAGCGTGACGAACATGTTCTGGATGTCCTCGAAGATCTGCACGCCCGTGGTGGCCGAAGTCCACGCACCGTTGAGCGGCGAAATGGACGCGGGCAGGGACGGATCGTTGAGCAGGCCGTAGTTGGACAGGCCAGCGACGCCCAGGAAGTAGGTCTTGTTCTGGAAGATGTTCATGATCAGTGCGGACGAGACGTTCTGCTCCGCAGCCCAGTCGATCTTCGCGAGACCGACCTTCGCCATTTCCTTGTCACCCCAGCGAGTGAAGATCTGGTAGTGGTAGGACTGGCGCGGTTCCCAGTTCACGTTGGCCTGTGCGAGGCCGTTGTCGTCGTCGTCACCGTAGCTGCTGACCTCGCCCGTGGACTCGATCAGGGGGAACTGAGCCGAATCCGTGGTCCAGTCGCCCTTCTTCTGCTCACCGAAGATCTCGACGGCCTTCAGCGGTGCGGTGAACACGCGCACAACTTCGGGATCGAGGTAGTTGGCGAGATACGCGGGAATGCTCGCGTTGCCCATGGTGACGAGGCCAGCCTGGAGCAGGTTGACCGGTGCGTCCATGGCCATCTGGAGGGCATCGTCCATCGCGATGCCGGGACGACGAATGTCCACGGCAGGCTGGAGGAATGCCTCGCCCGAGTCCACGCCGATGCCATAATACTTGGCAAAGTTCTTGGTCTTGGAAGTGAATTGCCGCATGGTTAGATCTCCTAGTTCAGGATGCCGATTTTGACGAGGTCACCCACGTTCCCGGCACTGAGCACATACCAGGGAGTCTCGATCCACGCAGAGAAGTTGCACGCCTGCGCCGTGATCGTGCCGGTGCTGGCGAGGCCCATGATGATGGTGCCGCTGGTCCCGTTGAAGGTGCCGATGGAGGCCACCCAGTTGTTCGCGGGGATGCTGGTGATGCCCTGGATCAACTGGCCGGGGACGATGGTGCCACTGGTCACGGTGTTGATGGTCATCGTGGTGGAGGATGACGAAGACACGCTGGAGCACTTGCAGCCGCCGATGCCGACGTTCGCGATGGTGTTGAAGGTGCCACCGGTTGAAGCGGCCACTGCCGCCTGGGTGAGGTTGATCGTGCCGGAACCGCTGCTCGCAGGCAGGGTCAGGGTGCCGCTGGACTCGATGTAGTAGTTGCCGTTGGTGAGTCCGGGGCCGGTGATCTGCTGGCCGATGGCCAGGGTGCCGCTGGTGAAGGCGGTGACGTTCATGCTGTAGGAACCGGCAGTGGTGGTCGCGGTCACGACCGCGCTGGCACCGACTGCGTCGGAGGGGCCACCACCGGTCAGGAACAGGCCAGCCGCGCCACCGTAGATGTCACCGCTGAACAGGTTCGCGTAGACCTTGTTGCCGACCGCAACGTCGGTGTAGATGGCCTTTGTCCAGAAGTCGCCGCGACCGAACAGGGTGCACTGGTAGCCCGGAGGGACCACCAGACCGTTCACGCCCAGCCACGTGGTGACCAGAGCCTGCTGTTCGTTGTTCACGAAGCCAGCGGGGAGCGCGGGCTGGGTGGGCGAGAAGTTGTTGGCAACGCCAGGACCACCGGCAGTCGCGTAGGAGACCCATGCGAACTTGCCGACGGTGAGGCCGAGAGCACCCGCGCACAGTCCGAGAGGACCGGCAGCGATGGTCGCGGTCGGGTTCATGCTCGCGCGAGCACCGACCACTGCGGGGGCGGGGTAGGTATAGACTTGAGACTGAAAACCAGCCATGTTGTTCTCCTCCTAAGCCAGAGTGGGAGCGTTGGGGAATTCTTTGCGGAAGCTGCCGTCACCCTTGCCGTCCTGCGCGAGTTCGATCTTCTGATCCATGGCCAGCTTGCCAGGGAGCATCTTCACCATCGCGGGGAAGGCGGATTCAGGCACGCCGCGCACGTCGATCTTGTTCGCGGTGAGGGCCATCTTGAAGATGTCGAACACCGAGTCGCAGGCCAGCACGTCGATCTTTCCGACGTAGGGCCGCACGGCCTCCTGAGCCTCGTAGCGGGCCTGGAGATCGGAGATCGCGTTCTTGGTGGCCAGAGCGGAGAGGCTGCGGAAAGCCGCGTCCATACTGGGCTTGCCGAACGGAGCCTTCTTCTTGGAGTCCTTGCTCATCTTGCTGTCCTTTCCTTTGGGGTTGCTGTCCTCGGCATCTTCCTCCTCACCCTCCTCATCGTTGCTCTTTTCGTCGTCCTCGTTCTCGTCGTCCTCGTCGTCGATCTCCGAGTCGTCTTTGTCATCCTCCTTGGCATCAGCGGACTGGCCGTCGCCCTCCTCCTCCCTCAGCTTCTTGTCCATGGGCCTGCCGCCGCCGAGCAGCTTCTTGGCCCACTTCTTTGCGGACTCGGTCATGTCCTCCTTCTCGCCGTCCTCGGCCTCGTCCTCGGCCTCGTCCTCCTCCTTGAGCTTGTGAGGCACGCCATCCTTGGCCTTCTTGTCCTTGGCCTTGGCCTTCATCTTCTCCATGTTCTGCTCGAACTTGTCACCGAGCTTGCCGTCAGCGGCATCGTCGTCGCTGTCGTCGTCTTCGTCCTTGGCACCGATCATTTTCTTGAGCGGCTCCGCGCCACCGAACTTGCCGTCCTTGGCCCTGTCCTTGCCGACACCGCAGTCCTTGCCGTCCATGGCATATTCGCCTTCGGCGGGGATCAGCGTGGCCAGCAGTTCAGGCAGATCGTCGATGTTCTCGTCCATGGCGAGGCGGGAACCGAACTGCTCCTTGATCGTCCCGACGATCCCGTTGATCTGCGCTTCGTAGCGGGTGGGCGTGATGCTCTTGAGCACACGGTCCAGTTCCCCCGCCTTGAGTCGCATATCTTCGGCCATCTTCGGCGCGAGATAAAAGGCCAAGGCACCCTTCACGGTCTGCCCCTGGCCAGTCAACTGTCGAAACTTTTTGCCCATTACAGGCCTCCTGGTTGGGTGTTATTTATCGGCGTGTTTGCCGATCTTGAACTTCTTCTCTGCCGACTCGATGCGGTGTGTGATCGTCGTCTGGTCCTCCTGTGAATACATGGATCGGTTCTTTGACATGCCCCAGTAGCTCGCGGCAGCGCGGACGTGCCCAGGCGTGTCCAGCGGATACTTCTTGTTCTTCGGGTCTGCGAACGTGACGCTGCCATACTTCGACTTTCCCTCTTTGGGATCCGCGTCTTCCCTCTCCTCGATGTCTGCCGTGATCGAGCGGTCAGCCGCGATCTTCGCGTGATGACCCATGAGCACGGAGATGATCTTGCTTGCTGGTGTGTCCGAGTCGAACAGCACGTATGCACCCTTACGCTTTGGCATGGACGACTCCTTTCGCCTTCGAGATATGTGTGCCCATCTTCGCTCCCGTGCCGCCCGTGCTGATGAACGCGTGGTCCCAGTCACCCTTGTGGATCGCGCTCAGATTCGCGATGGCCTGCTGGTCATGCTCAGACCCTGCGGCCATGGCCTGCTTCATCTGGCTCACCGGGAAGATCTTCACGATGTCGAGGCAGAGTTCACCGGTCTTCGGGTCCACCCAGCCACCGAGCCTCATCGACTTGTCCTTGAACACATCCGCATTCTTCTTCAGCCACTGCGAGGTGTGCTTCTCCATTTCCTTCTGACTCATGTTCTTCGGATCGATCACGAGTCCGCGCTCCGGGTGCACACCGACCGAGATGCCCTTGGTGACATCCTCGCGAGTCTGCGCGCTGAATGTGAATCCCGCATCCTTGACCAGATGACCGTCGCCGCCCTTCACGCAGGACATCATGCGCCCAACGGTGCTGCTGATCTTGCCCATGCCACCCACGTGCTGGTTACCGTGGAACTCGTGGCCGGGAACGTCACCGTCAATGCCGAGCGCGTCCATCAGACGCTGCGCAGGTGAGACCTTGAGCGACTCTCGCACGAGAGCAGCCACGCGCCTGAAGCGCATGAACTCCATCGAATCGCGCACCACCACATCGTGGCCCGCACGTCCCTCGGTCACGAGGCTGACGTGGTTGCCTTCGATGTTGGTCATGATGCCGTCGTAGTGCTCACCCTCGAACGTGCCCTCCTTCATCACGATCATGTAGCGGTATGCACAGGACAGTTCCTGCTTGACCTCATCCTCAACGTCCTTGATTGCACCCGCTGTGTGGATGACCAGCGAATTGATTAGGTAGGGATTCTTGAACTCAGCGTCGGTGCCAGTCGAGCCGACGTAGAACTTCTTGACCTCAGGATCTTCCAGGTTGAACTTGTCGAGCGGGATGTGCTTGCTCATCAACGGCAGGTTGTTGAACGTGGCCGCGCCCTTCTTCAGTTCGTCCGCTGGTCTGAGCAGCATGTATTTCTTGTCCCGCTCTAGGCCGAGAGCTTCCCAGTTCGGAATCTCCTGGCCCAGATACGGGTTCACGGTGGCCTTGCTGATGTTGCATCCATCGACGTGGAGGAACCCGTTCGCGTCGGTGTGGCGCGCGGTCCCCTTGTCGAGTGCGATGGTGATCGAGTCTAGGCCAAACGTAGTGCTCATGCGGTTCTCCAAGCGGGTGGTTATCCCGCAAGGGGGGATTTTGTTGTTAGGGGAGTGGGGTGAGGTTCACCACGTTGGTGGGTTCTCCGTCAGCGGGGGCAGCGACAGCGGCCTGCTCGGCTGCGATGCGGTCCACCTCGGCCTGCGCAGCCTCGTCGGCGGCGAACTGCTCTTCGGGCAGGGGCAGGCACTCGCGGAATTCCGGCATCCCGTTCTGCTGGTTGAAGCTCACGACGAGCGCGTTGCCGTCCGGCCTAACGCCGAAGTAGTTGCGCGTCTTGTCCAACTTGAGAAGCGGCTTGGACAGTTCCTCGAACTCCTTCTTGAGCGGCTCCATCGAGGCCCAGATTTCATTCGCCTTGGTGATGTTGCTGGTGATCAGATCGACTTTCTCGATGAGGGTCATAAGACCTCCTTTGGTGGGTGGTGCGGTGAGTGCTACTTGCCAGCGGCGCGAAGCTGTATCGCGGAAGTCAGGTGAACGCTGGCGAGGTTGTTGTGGTAGGACTGCTTGGCGACGGGAGTGCCGACCGCGAGCCATGCACTGGCCGCGAGGCTGTGCGCCTGATTGGCCTGGAAGTGAAGGACGGAAGTCTGCTGTGCGTAGGCCAGCGCGGTGAGGTTGTCAGCGGCAGCAGTGGCTGCGGTCGCGGCATCGTTGATAGCGGTCATCGTGTGCTCCTAGCTCTGTGGGAAGAGGGTTGACTTGGTGAGGTTGATCGCGAGGTCGGACTCATCGGTGGGGATGCCCGGCACCTGACTCTCAACACTCTCAAGTTCGGTGATGTCCTGCGAGATCTGTGCCTCCTCGGCCTGGATCTGGGCTTCGAGTTCTTCGGGCGTGCTCATCCTGCTTCCTCCTCATCGAATTCACTGTATTCGTCACCTTCGTCGTTGTAGCCGGGGATGATGGGCATGCTCAAGCAGCCACAGTTGATCGCGCTTCCCGGCCACTGCTGCTCACCCTCCTCCTGGCTCATCATGCCCTCGTCCACGTTGTAGGCCATGCCGTCCCACTCCGCGTGCTCCTCGCGCGGATGGATCGAAGCTGCGGTGTGCATCCACTGCGCCTTGTCAATCCCGACTTCCTTCTGCCGTGTGCGTGTGAACAGTGACGTGGCCTTGTTGTTCTGGTCTCGCGCGATCAGTCCCGCGCGCCTGCGGGTGATCGCAAGCTTCTCGTGAAGCTGCTCGGTGAGATGATGCAGGTTGCGCCCCTCGTTGATGGAGTGATACACGCAGTCACGCACGAGTCCGAAATACTGGCGCGGGATCGTGCCGCCCTTCAGAGCGCGCGTGCTGATCAGGCCGACGTTGTCGTCCAGTTTCTGCGCAAGCGCGCGACGCATCGCGGGTGTCATCTCGAACTTCAGTGCGAAGTGGCCCCACAGATCCTTGCGCTGGATGAACGGGATCCCGCCTTTGTCCATCGTCACGGCAGGGGTCTTCGTAAAGAAGGCGGCAATTCGTTCTCGTCCTCTTGCGTCCATGGCTCTGGAATCGGCATGAACAGGTAGTTCACCCGGAGCCAGTTTTCTCTCGTAAGTGGACGGCCAAGACTTTTCAGAAGGTGCTCGATTGGCCCAGGACGGACGTTCGATTTTCTTACCTGAGGCTTCGGAGATTTCTTTATGGAGTTGACCAAGGGACATCGCTCCTTTCGAGTCGTGATACTTCTGCCAGAGTGCGGAGACCTTCTTCTCACCATCCGAATGTTTGAATCCCGTGGTGAACAAGGTCTGTGCGGATGTCCAGCAGATGGACTGCATCTGGCGTGGCAGCAGATGCTCCAGTTCAGCCGCGCGCTTGAATACCTCCTGGTTGAGGCAGTAGGTGCCCTTGATCCCTGTGGACGCTTCACTAACCGCTGGCTTGCCACCACCGAAGTTCTGCGTCACCTCGTTGTCGGTGAGTCCCAGTGGGCGAAGCAGGATCCCCGCCACCGCGTGCGTATCGATGGTCACATGACCTTCAGTGGAGTTCGGATTGTAGATGTTGTTGTAGAAGTTGCGCACCTTGTGGCGGTCGCCCAGTGCATCACTGATGGTCCGGGCATCACCATGCTCGTAAACCTGCACCATGTGTGCAACCTGCACCACGCTCGCACCCCCGATGTTGTTCAGCGAGCCATCATCCTTCTTCACGAACTCACCGAACTTTCCTTCGGGCGAGATCTCGCGGAATCCTCGTTCGTTGTGCACACTATCGTAGGCTATGAGCCACAGGGCCTTGTCCTCAGCACTGTTCAATTCACCCAGGGTCTTGCCCTCGACGCGAGACATGACTTCCTTGTTCGCGAAGTCCTTGGCTCCCGCTTCGGTGGAGAACTTCGACATTTCGGAGTCCCACCTCGCACCTTGATGGTCATGCATGATGTCCATGTATCGTTCGGCCAGGGATACGTTCTCCCTCCAGTCACGCTTGGGGGAGAGGACGGCAATGGCTGCGGACGCCTGTGCAGTGCTCAGTCCGAACTTCTGCGCGAAGCCGGTCGCGATACTGTGCGCACCGTCATACCATTGCATCGCACGGTCACGATCTTCAGGGGACATGCGGTCATAGAGGTATTGCAGGTTCTTCACACCATCGTTGATGTATCGCTCGATGATCCGGTCAGGCGTGTCACCGGGCTGGGCCTGGAAGTTCGGATAGGATGAGACGCACTCCGCAATCTTCTCCCACGGCGTCTTGCTCTTGTCGTTCAGCGCGGGCGCGTCACGCAGCGCCTGGAGGTCAGACTTGAGCATCACGTGTTCTGGATCGTTCTTCCGAGTCTTGGTTTCCTTCGGAATGCGTGTGCTCAGTTCCTGGTTGCCACATGGGCCGGTCCAGTCACTGCCTGCGAACCGGCCATGGTCATCACGAGGATGCAGATCCTCCTCGAACTCGTCCATGGCCAGGGAGTCGAACGTCATCGGCCCTGATGGGGCCACGTGGAAGCCAGCCTTCTTCAGCGTCGCCCCGAAGGCCAGATCGACGTGCCTGAGGCTGCGGAACAGGAAGCCCCGGACGATGGCCTCGGCCCGGTCGTTGAAGTGCTCCGTCCAGGCCCGCTCCAGCCGGTCCAGGTGGCCCCCCAGGACGTGGGAGGGGAACGTGGCCACATGGACCGGCTCGTTGACCCTCCACACGTCCTGGCAGGCCTCCAGGACGGCCCCGCCCATGGCCACGACCAGCGCGTCAAGCTGGCCCGCATACCATGCCCTCACCGCCGCGCTGGGATGCACGGGCTGGAGCAGGATGGGATTCGGACCCGGAGCGCGCAGGCGCATTCTACTGGCCGTCGCCGTTCTGCGCGGTGCCACCATCGGTGCCGTCCACTGCGCCGGTCACCGGATCGACGACCTCGGTCTGCACATCCTGGGCCGCAGCGATGCCGTTGCTGGTCGCGGAAGCGATGCCGATGCAGGGCACGTCACCGACGCAGAGGTGGGGGAGGGAAACAGAGGACGCGCTGTCATCCGCGACGGTGACTGAGCGACCACAACACTGAAAGACGTAGACGGCCATGATGTGCTCCTAGAAGCTGTAGTTGATGGTGCGGAGGTCACCGGCTTGCGTGGTGACGGCTCCAGCAGTTATGGAGGTGACAGTGAAGTTAACGCCTGGGTTGATGGCTGTGACGGTGAGGTCGCCCACTGCGGTGGACGCATTGAGCGCACCACCCGTGACGATGATGTTGCTGTTCGCCTGCACGCCCGTGTTCGCGATGGTGACGGTGCCCGCGACCAGCGTGCCGGTGCCACGGTTGAGGGTAGAGACGCGCGGTGCGAGGACGGCCATATCAGAACCCCACAGCGACGGTCACAGCCGCAGAGGCACCCGCGATGGCTGAGACGTTGGCCATGAACTGGGTGTAGCCCACAGCGAACTGTGGGGTGAATGAGTCAACCCCAAGCGCACCGTTCGGACTGAGCGTGCCAAGCAGGTTCCACGCCAGCCCGGTCACACTGCCGTAGATGAGCACGGTCGCGCTGGGCGAGGTAGTGTTGGAGAGGACAGCCTCGAAGGTCGGCGTCTTCGACTTGACCTGTGCTCCGCTGCACACGTTGGCACAGTTGCCGGTCGCGGTCTGTGGTGCTGCGGGTGGTGTGAAGTAGAACGGGTTGCTCATAGCTTCTCCCTGACGTTGGACTTCGGTTCAGGCTCTGCCTCGATAAAATGGAAACTGAATCCCTGCTCGCGGAAGGCTGCGACGAGTCGCGGGCCTTCGATCTTGTAGTCGAACTTGTCCGGCACAGCCAACTCCGCCTCCAGGTAGAGATGAACCAAGAGCGGCTGGCACTGGAAGTTGAAGAAGCGGAGCTTGTCGAGTTCGTTCATTTTCCACCTGCCTTCGCTGCGTGCGCGACGATGGCCGCGTGATGCGCGTCGATGAACGCGCGGTGCACGTGCGCGATGCCGGAAGGTGCCGACTCCAGGGCGGCTTGATGAGCAGCCAGTGCTCGTTGATGCGCAGATTGCGCCTTCTGGTGTGCCGCCCTGGAGCCAGCGGTCCACGCCCGGTTCGTGGATCTCTGTGCCGCTGACGAGAGCTTGGTGGCTACCGCGAGCGGAGAATCTTGTGCACCACCGATGCCCCCAGTGTGCTGGTTGCCGTTGAAGCCGTCCATGGCCAGGGCATCGAGCCAGAGCGCGTAGGCACTGTCGTGCAGCACGCTGTCGCCCGGTGAGTTCATCGCGCTGTTGGTCTCTGCCGCGCTCTCAGCCTGCGCCTGCGGGCTGGGCTGACCGGGCTTGCCCTTGCCCTTGGGTGGTGCGCTGCCGGGAGGTGGTGCGGGCAGGCCGAGCTTGCCTTCCGGCTTGTCCACATTCAGGTCGTCGTAGCCGCTGTCGGGATCGGCTGCGATCTTGCCACGAACTTCCTCAGGACTGATCGCACCAATAGTGACGTAGACCTGATCGGTCTCGCCATCGCTCTTGCGCATCAGTGCCTTCTCCTTCTCAGTCTGCGAGACGAGGTCCACGAAGTCGAACGTGATGTCGTCGTAGATCTCCTCGAACAAGGAGAGCATTACGACCTTGGTCAGATGCTCAAGATTCTGCCTGAAGATCGACTCCTGCATGTTGTTCACATGATTGTTGTAGATCGTGATGTCGCCCTCGGCTGTGGTGTTCAGGCCGGTGGGCGTGATGCCGAGCAGGATCGAGAGCGGGCACTTGGCGACTGCGGCCATGTGCTCCTGCGCCTGCGCCTGTAGCTTGTCCAGGCCAGAGAGGGAGGTCTCGTGCTTCTCGAACGACTCAGTCTCATTGTCCAGAACCATCAGCCCCTGGTTGTCGCGGAACGCGTTGAACATGCGCGCGCGCTTCAGGAACTCGTCGTAGCCTTCGCCTTGAAGCACGGAGTCCAGGTCGGTCTTGAGCACGCTGCATGAGAAGTTGTGCAGCAGCCTGCCGACCGAGTTGCGCGTCGAGATCCAGTAATCCACGTAGGGCTGCGCGAGTTGTGAGAGCGACATGCCGCTGAAGTTATAGATCGGCTTGAGCAGATCAGGCAGCGGGCGTGAGACGAAGGTGAGCATGCGCGACGCATCCACCCTGTTCCCGTAGACCCACCACGCACTCGGCTCGTAGTAGTCCTGGCGCAGCGGGAAGGTGGAGTTGTAGGACGCAGGGTAGGTCGTGATCGGCTCGATGACCTTGAGTGCCTTGAGTGGGTGCTTCTTGTTGATCTTCGCGTGGTTCAGCGGGAGCTTGCTTGCGATCTCCTCCGCGTCGTGCGTGTCATCATTACCGAAGTCGAGGAAGATCTGGCCCCGACCGAAGAAGCCGTCGAGCACAGCGCACCGCTCGAAGATCTGCTTCACATGCAGCTTGATGAACTCAGCCTCGATGTCCTTGATCTGGTCCTCATGCTTCTTGTCGCCCGTGCTGCGCCACTTGATCCACTTGCGGCACATCTCCTTCGCGGTGCGCTCGCTGATGTCGCGATACTCAGTGATCTGCGTGAGTTCGTTCAGGTAGGGGAATCCAGGGAATCCGAGACCGGTCATGCCCATCGGATTCTTGTTGTCAAATCCCTGCCACATCGCGGAGACCTGATCATCCATCGCGAGCACGTGCTCTTCGAGAGTGCGGCCATCGGTGCATTTGATATTCTTCATGGGCGGCACGTAGGGCGACACGGTCCACTGCGGGCGCGGCATTTCGCTCATGCGCAGGATGGCCTTGCCTTCGTTGTCATCCTCCAGCCGAGCGACGAACGCCTCGTTGATGCTGTGCCGGTGCTTCTTCAGAACCTGCGCAACCTCCGCGTGCTGCTTGCCGCGACGCCACCAGCAGATCATCCGCGCCCAGTATCCGGCGCGCTTGCGATTGAGCCAGGAGAATGGATTCACAACCGCACCTCAACCAGCTTCACATGGATGGTAGCCACATCCTTCTCGGTTGTGCACGTGACCTTGTAGCCGTGCCTCTCGAAGTGATTGGCGATGAGCGAGCACACAACCTGGAAGAACTCAGAGAATTCACCATTCTCAAAGTCCTTGTCAATGAGGGTGATGTTGCATCCGGTAGTGTGTATCTTGGCCATTTCATTCTTGACCGCGATGATCTGTGCCACGGCCTGCTTCACCGCGTCCTGCATGAATGGGTCCAGCCCGTTGTAGTCCCGCATCGCTTGTGCCAGCGGCTGATCAGGAGGGGTGGGGGCCATGGGCATCGTGGGGGTGAGGCCAGCAACGAGGAGCAGCACACGCAGTTTCATGATGCCGCCTCCTCGGTGACGGAGAGACGCTCGTCGTGCGCACCCGCGTGCACAGGCGAGACCTTCACTGCGGGCGTGCCGAGCAGAACCACGCTGCCGTGCGAGCCAGGGCTGGGCGCGAGGTAGCCATCGTAGTGATGATCGATCACCGCGCGCTCCCACTCGTTGCCGTTCTTGCACGTCTCGCGCAGGTGCTCCGGGTCTTTCGCGCCGTCGTAGATGTTGGTCAGCTTCGCCGCGTATGCGTTGTGCACACCGCCGAGCACGCCTTCCGGCTTCGGGTTCTCTCCCGCGTAGAGATACGAGCGACGCATGAGTTCATCGCGCAGCTTGCCGGGTTCCATCTGCTGGATGCGCTTGAACTCCGCGCCGGGATGGGCCGAGCCATACTTGCCGGGGTCTAGCTCTTTGAGACCGGCTTGTCCCGAGTAGTGGACTCCTTCGACGGTGATGGGGAACTTGGAGCCTTCGCGAAAATGCTGGCCAGCCAGTTCTCCACGTCCTGCTTCGCCTGCTGCATGGGATCTTCCTTGCTCATTCGATCCTCCACCGAATCGCCCACGATCATCACGCGGGTGCATTTCCTCACTGAACTCGTCCTGCGCTTCTTCGGTCACAGAGCCGCGCGGCATGATCACCGTGCAGTCTCCCTTGGCCCACATGAAGCGATCCGCGCGGCTACTCATAGCGCACCCGCACTTCGTTGTGGCCCATTGGCGTGCGCGTCACGCTCGTGACTGTGAACTGCGAGCCGCGCGGCAGGATCACTTCGTGCTCTTCTGGCGCATTCGAGAACCTCTGCGCTTCAAGTGCCTTCTGCCCAGCCTTGGCATCAATGGCAATGTGCGTTCCACCAGCACCCTCGAACTCAGCAACGATCTGCCGGTCACGGCTCGTGGATACGAAACCGTTGTCCTTCACGACCATGCCCACCTGTGGTCCACCCTTGCCGAACATCTCACCTGTAGCATGTGCGGACATGCCCCGATGCAGTTCCATGTCTCCCTTGATCGGAGACTTCTCGATTGCGGAATCAAGCGCCTTGATGTTGCCTTTGATGTCCTGATCAAGCAGGCCCATCGACGTGCCAGCGCGTAGTGGCTGGTTCATGTCCTTGTAGCGACCATCAGTGTAGCTCGCAGCAGCCTTGGCCTCACCCTCACTCAGCGTCTGCAAGCCCTTACTCGCACGATCCGCATTCGCACCCTGCACGCGCTGCGCGAACGCATATCCCGGCTTCACTGCGCTGCCGCCCGTGTATTGATTGTGGCCTTCTGGATTCGAGTCCTCGGTGGTGCTGCATCGCTGGTTGTGCGCACCTACTTTGCTCGCCTCATACATCTTCGTGCAATGCACATTCAGTTCCGCTGCCAGTGCACCTCCATCACTTGCTAGCGCCTGCGCCATCGCTTCGTAGTCGGTCTGCGTCTTCTCAAACATCGTGGAAGTAATACTGCCACGAGGACACGGAGCAGCCAGCCCAGTTCGCGGAGTAGCCACATACACGCCCCCCATCACGCACCAATCGCTGCGAGGAAGTCATCGCTGATGTGCATGCCCGCGCCCTTGTGGATGGCCACTTCCATCGCGCCGATGAATGCGTCCACGTCATCATCGTTCTTCGCATTCGGAAACTTCGCGCAGGAGTCGATGAAGCCCTGGCACCATTCGCCGCCTTCGAGGATCGTCACGAAGCCGGACTCGCACGAAGGGCTGACCGTGTCCGCGCGCAGAACCTTGTCGGTGGATGTGATGGTCTCGAAGATGGGCACGCGGCTATCGCGCTTCATGGCCTGCACCGTGGCCTTGCCTGACGCGCTGCCGCCGCCCTCGATGTAGACGCGGCTGGGGTGCCACCTGTCGAACATCAGTTGCACGGTCTTCTTCACCTCAGGGAATTGGATCTTATCTTTCCACACATCGATGACGTAGTAGCGATTGCGCGCGATGCCGAGCGTGACGCAGGATGTGTAGTCGTTCTGCTTCTTCTCACCGAGCGCAGTATCGAAACGCTGGATGATGCGCAGGATACCAAGCTCGCGGAAGTATGCCTTGCGCTCACTCGGCCCCATGTCGATGGGCTGCTTGTGTGGGCGCAGGAACTTCCACCACGTCTTGTTGAAGATGTTGCCCTCTGCCGCGCTGGGACGCTGCTGGTAGAGCGAGTTCCACACACGCGAGCCGCAGCCAGTTTCATCCTCGGTGCCCATCTTGATGCGCCGCAGCATGTCCAGCGTGTATCGCTCCGGGTGCAGCGCCTCACCTTCTCGACGCAGCAGCCTGCCGTCCTTCGCGCTGTATTCGTCGTGCTCCGCAATGGCTGGGAAGCAGAGGACGTCCCAGTGCTCACCACCATTCTTCATGCGCGCGATGAGCCGACCGGCGAGGTCGTCTTCATGCCAGCGCGTCATAATGAGCACGATGCCCGCACCCGGTGCCTGCCGTGAGGACAGTGTGGATGTGAACCAGTTCCAGATCTTCTCACGAACCACTTCGCTGTGCGCTTCCTCATCATCCTTGATTGGATCGTCGATCAGAAGCACGTGGCCACCGCGACCTGTGACCCCAGCCGTGATGCCCGCGCTCTTGTAGACACCCTTCCTGTTCACGATCTCGAAAATGTCTGAGTTGCGCAGATAGCTTCCATCGGCCACTGTGCGGATGTTCTTGCCCCAGATCGTGGTGGCTGGGAACAGGATGCGATATTCGTCGCTGTCGATCACACGCTGCACATCCCTGTTCATGCTGCTCGCGAGGTCACTGGCGTATGACGTGGCGACGAAGCTCATGTCGGGATACTTGCCCAAGCCGAATGCGGGGAAGTGGCGTGAGACGATCTGGCTCTTGCCGTGGCGGGGTGGGGCCATGACGATCAGGCGCGGCGACAGGCCAGCAATGGATTGGTCGAGGAAGATCTCCAGCTTCCAGCACAACTCCTCTGCGAACCAGCCAGCGAGGTATTCAGGCATTGTGAACTTGATGAAGTCGAGCAGGTGCCTGCGTGCGCGCGCTGTGTGCAGCTTGCGATAACTTGTGGGCACGCACCGCTTGCTAGGTTTTCGCATCGTGCTCACCCAGCATCTTTGCAGCCTTGAGTGCACGAGCCTTGTCCAGGAGACGCTCGATGGCGTCCAGATCTTCATCCGGCAGCGCGTCCAGATCGGGAAAGTCCTCTTCGACAATGTTCTTCGATACGATCTCTGCCTTAGTTGGTGCGTCTATGCCCAGGTATGATGCGCGTCGCTCCAGGATGCGCAGCAGGCTATCCACGTAGCGTGGATCACGCCGATGTGGCATGAGGCCTGTGATCATCTCATCACAACGCTCCAGGTCGAGCCTGCGCAGATGCGCAGCACTGTTCATTTCACTCTTGTTCAGATCATCCAGCGAAGTGCGCAGCATGCGAGTGATTTGCGTGTTGCTCACGCCGAGACGACGTGCAATTTCGCGCTCAGACAGGCCAGCGATGCGCATCTTCAGACACCGCTCACGTCGATCCTTGGCGAGCACCATGCGTGGGTGAGTGGGCGCATTCACAGCGATGGTGCGCTTCCGCTTGATGGGCGTAATTGTCACGGGCGAGGGCGCAGAGAGCGTGGGCGATGAAGGGGCAGCCACTGTGGGCGCGGCTGTCGCAGGTGCGATCATGCGCAGCACAGTCGTGAGCGAGATGCCTAGCCGCACAGCGATGTCCTTCGGAGATAGGCCAGCAGCCTGCATCTGCACAGCTTCTGCCTTGCGCTGCACATGCAGGGCATGACGAGCAGCCTGGGCTTGTGCAGAGGCCGAAGCCGCTGCATTCGCTGTAGGGGTGGTTGATGCCTTCGCCATGGGCACATTATCCATCCGCGCAAGGGTTCCAGCCCAGACAAACTGGATGGACGCACTGGGAATGGAATCTGAAGTGGGGTCAAGTCCAATCAAATCAGAGAAAGAAAATTGTGGCACTTCACAACTTCAGATTTTATAGATTGCATTTGAAGTGGACACAGGGTATATTTCTCAATGTGAACTTCACGAATACTTCACAATTTCAGATTTTTTTAAAGAAAAGTCTAAGGAAAAAAGAATATATATATATATAGAAACTATTTCATCATAGATTATGGAGGACGATGGGGGTTTTATTAAAAGGGATTGGGCCGGGAAAATGGTAAGTGAAGTGAAGTCACTTCACTTCAAAGCCAGTGGTGGCGCGGTTCTACATCGCTTCACGTCGATTTTGAAGTGCCTCGTTTTGGGGCTGATTTGTGGCCTTCCCTTCGGCTTTCCCGTTCCCTTTTCCGACTTTTCAGTTATGAACTTCTCGTAAAGAATGTTGAACTTCTCAGACAAACCTTTTTCACTGGGATTGATGCCGGTTTTTACCATGCTCACATCACCTAGTTCCGGGCTTCCCTTCGTTAAATTTACCCCCATCAAAATAGCTTTCTTTTCCCACCTCCAGGATCTATATTTCAGCAGCCCCGATTTTTTGCCCCACCCACCCCTTACCGACCAAAGGAGAGCCGCATGCTCAATTTCAAGGAAGTAGCAGAGGAGGCCATCACAGCCTGCACCGATCTGGTGCAGATAATCCCACCCAGGAATCGTGTGGCAGCGGAGGGGGTCATCCAGGATCTGCGCGCGAAGCTGGCCAATGCGGTGCCGGTTGAGTTGCCCAGCCCCATGGCTCGGATGTGGCAGAATTACCGGGCGGATCTGCGGTTCACTGTGGAGCAATACATCGCGGGCAGTGATGAGAAGTGCGGCGAGGATCGCATCGCTACCGGCTACGCTGAACTGGCGAGCCTCACCGGCTTATCCGAGTCCACCCTGAAGCAGAGGATGTCCTCAGGCCATGGTGTGGTCAAGCGTTTGGCCAGGAACCCCGACCGCTCGCCCATGCGGACGCAGAACTACCAGAACATCCAACTCGTGATCACCCGCATCAATCCCCGCTAGAGGTCAACATGCCGAAGAAGAAGCTCCCGCCAGGGGAGCCTCTGGTTCTCGCGCTTGCTGACCTCGCACGATCAGGCCTTGACGACTCCGACCGGGAGTTGCTGGGCATGATCGCAAAGAGCGCGGCAGAGACCAGAGCACTCCACGCATCATTCAAGGATCTGCCCGCACTGCTCATTCCCTACTACGATCCATGGACCGGACAGCCCATGGTCATCCATCCCGGCATGCCGCCCTACTTCCGCATGCGCTACCTGAAGAACGACACCGACCTCGTCGCCGTGGCCACCGGCAAGAGCCAGCGTTACGCGCAGCCGCCTGGGACAGGCCTCGCGGCCTACTTCCCACCGAACGTGTCCGACTGGCCGACGATCCTCAAGGATGCGCGCTACAACCTGCTCCTGACTGAGGGCGAGAAGAAGGCTGCGTGCGCCTGCAAGTATGGCTACTACTGCATCGGCCTGGGTGGCGTGTGGTCCTTCATGTCCAGCAAGGAGAGCCACGAACTGCTGCCCGAACTCAAGGCAATCAACTGGGTCAAGCGGCACGTCTACATCGGCTTCGACAGCGACGCGAAGACCAAGCCGGATGTGTGCAAGGCCGCAATCACGCTGGCCGAGCGGCTCGAAGAGCAGGGTGCCTACGTCCACTTCATCGAGATGCCTGAGGTCGTCTCTGGCGGCAAGAGCGGCATGGATGATGTGCTGGTGTCGATGGCCGACAAGACCGACTTCGCGAAATACCTGCATGAGGCACCCGAGCTTGGAGCGACGCGCAGGCTGTGGGAGATGAACGACTCTCTGGTCTACGTGCGTGACATCAATGTCGTGATGGAGCGGGCGACCAACCTGAAGATCAAGCCCGATCCGTTCGTGAAGTCTACCTATGCGAATGCCATGATCTTCGAGCAGGTGATCAACCCCGACGACGGCACGATCAGGCTCAAGAAGGCCAATGCGGCAGACCGCTGGATGAAGTTTCCGTTCCGCGCCGACGCCACCAGCCTCACCTACGTGCCAGGACAGCCGCTCGGCTTCATCAACGGCAGC